GGGTGGAACGAACTGAAGATATGCTCGATTCGGAAGACCACTGGGCTAATATCTTTTTAGATAATAATATCCCTAAAGAAACAGCGGATGTTTTAGTTAACGAATTTCGAGGAGAAATAGAAAAGGTCATGTCGCAAAAAGTCGCGATGGATCAAGCCTATACTCAACAAAGTGAAGCTGAACTTAAAAAAGAATGGGCCGAAGATTATGATAAAAATCTAATCTTTGCGGCAAAAGCCAGCGAATCTTTACTAGGAGAAGACTTTGAAGAAGTTCGGCATATAGAAACAGCAGACGGTAAATTTATTCTGGATCATCCGCTTTTTGTGCGAATGTTTGCCAAGCTGGGACGCGACATGGGTGAAGGTGCTTTAGGAAGTGTTGCAACCGAAGGTGAAAAAGAAACCTTAATGGAACAGGCAAACAGCTATCGAGAAAAACGAATGGATGCTTACTCTAAAGGTAATCATGCAGAAGCCCGCAGATGGGACGAAAAAGAACGATTGGTTCTTGATAAGTTGCACGGCGGAGGGCCAATTGTAGGGGCTGATACAAGGACTTCATAATATGGAAATCAAAAGACCCAATCCAAATAGTATAGAGGGGCATTATTCGAATCTCCCTCAAGAACAAAAACTTTTGGATACGTTAGGGAAGAACTACCCCAGATTGAAGGGGGTGGATATGCGAGTAGTACAAGGATACCCACAAGATAATGAAGGTGGGGGCTATTTGGAATTTTATCCTAAAAAAGAATCCAGAAGTCCGATACCGGGAAAAAACGTAATTTCGTTTTTTGACCCTTCTGTTTTAGAGGATGAAGCAAGAGCAAATCAAATGTTATTCGGGGATACCTTGCATTTATTACCTTATATCGATCCTGAGTTTAGTCGATTAAGACGCCAATACGATAAAACAGTTCCTCAGTCCCAAAAAATACATGAATATAAAGAAGCGCAAAGCCGAGGAGAAAACCGCCCTCTTGATCGGTGGTGGGAAGTAAGTCGGCTAGACGCACATATTCGCGGGTGGCTTGCTAAACAATGGGACCGAGAAGATGAATACGGAAGGTATTTATTTACTGACAAACGAAGAAAAATTCTTAAACAAATGGAGGAACTCTTGAAAAAACCAAGGCGTTCTATCCAACGAAGAAAAAGATAAGAGATTGACAAGATATACAAGTAACTGTATATTTTTCATAGGCGGCTTCCCGTAACCGGCCCCGCCGACATATAACAACATTACCGACGCCCCGTTAGAAGGAAGATACGGCCTCTGAAAAGACTTCCCGAACTCTGAATTCAATACGGCTTCCGCAGGAAATGTAATAGTAGGTATTATTACTTTTTTAATAATTTGGAGGCTTATAATGGCTACCTCAATAACTAATTCGTTTATCACGCAATATGAGCGTGATGTCCATGACGTTTTTCAGAGAGAAGGCTCGGTTTTGAAACCATCCGTCCGCTTTAAATCTGATGTCGTGGGTTCAGTAGCGACTTTCCAGAAAATCGGAACTGGAACGGCTACTACGAAAGCAAGACACGGAACAATTACTCCGATGAACCAAACTCATACAGCGATCTCCACGACACTAGCTGATTTTTATGCCGGTGATTGGGTTGATAAACTGGATGAAGCAAAAATTAATATCGATGAGCGTATGGCTATCGCCCGTGGCGGTGCTAAAGCACTTGGTCGAAAATGTGACGATCAAATCCTTACAACTCTTGACTCTACTTCCCAATCTACTGTTTCAGTAGCGGTCGGTTCATCTGCCGCCGCTAGAAATGGTTTACTTGGAATGGTAGAAGCCTTGATAAGTAATGATGCTTATGAACCGGGAAATATGTACGGTGTAATGTCCCCTAAAATGTGGGCTATCGCATCTACAATTCAAGAGTTCGCGTCCTCTGACTATGTCGGAGCCGATGGACAGGTTTACAATAACGGCGCACCTGTAGGATCGTGGAAACGATGGGCGCAAGTTATGTGGACGGTTCATTCTGGAAATCCGGGTGTAGGAACAGCTACATCTAAAATTTTCGTATGGAATAAATCCGCTGTTGGGTACGCTTCTGGGAAATCCCCCGGAAATCTAGCAGGGACTATGTCAGGTGAGACGTCTGTTGGCGCAGATATTACGTGGCATGGTGATCGGGCGGCTCACTTTGTGAACCATGCAATGTCCGGCAATTCCGTAATGATTGATGATGGTGGAGTTATCGAGGGAAACCTTGATGATACAGCCGCTATCCCAACTTCGTAACTTGATTGGGGGGCTTTGGCCCCTCAATTGTTTTTTGAACCTTAGATTAGGAGACAGACATGGCTTTTATACCGGCTGATCTGACTAACATGGGTTCGTATAATGGCTTTAATCATTGGCGTTATGATACTTTGGAAGCTTCTACAGCCGTAGATGCGGCGGGGTATTTTAATAATGACGATGACGACCAGATCTTTCAGGTTGGCGACTTAATTTTTACCGTTGATTGGACAACTGCTGTCCGCACCGGTACAATAGCCGGGATGGGCTTGCATATAGTTAATGCTGTCTCCTCGGGTGCGGTCGATATATCTGATAATGTTCTGAACGCCTCTTATGCGGATTCAGACTAAGTAGGATAACGCGGAGTACGGGCTTCTCTTTTTCTCTCTCCTCCTTGTTGGGGAAGCCCGTATATTCGCAATTTTAACAGGAGAACACATGATAAAGGCAAAGGCACATAAGCTAAATAAACCCGAAGACGGGAATTTTGGCAAAGTATGGAACTATATTTGTGATCAGCATGAAATAAAAGAATGTTTTAACCCGGGATTTTTTAATACGTTAGGCGGAAACTTAATGGCCGGGGATATGATTCGCATGATCGAAATAAAACAGAATAGGGTGCATTCCTTATTCGAAGGGGTTATTTTAGAAGTCACAACTGAAAAAAACGGCCAGAACGTGGTGTTTTATCCTATTAACGATAAAGTGTTGCGGTTTCCTACGGCTAAATCTAAAGAGGCGCCAAAGGAAGACCCGCTTCCAGAATTCATCTCGGGCACCGGGGCGGTAGAATGGAATTTAGGAAAACGAGCGTATGTTATTTCTGTCAACGGGAAACCTATTTGTGAAATTGAGAATAAAGACGAAGCCCATGCTGTTGCCCGAGGAGATAAACCAATACCTGTTAATGCATAAAAGGAGATTTGTATGCCCAGTGAAACCGATATAGCGAACGTTGCATTAAGGCTAGTTGGGGGTACTAGAATAACTTCTTTAACGCAAGCTACCCCAAACGCTAACGCCGTTAATGATATATACGAGCAAATCCGAGATGATATGCTCGAGTTCCCATGGAATTTTGCAACTCAACGTGTAGAACTAGCGCAGTTATCCACAACTCCCGCATTTGGGTACGATTTTGCGTACGCACTCCCCGCCGATTGGCTTTATACGATTTCTGTACATGATAACGACGGCGGTTACGGCACTATCGACTATCGTGAGGAACAAGTTGCTAACCAAAAAGTTTTATCGACCGATAGGACGTCAGTTTATTTAACCTACGTTAAAAAAGAAACCGACCCTAATTTAATGCCCGCATCCTTCCGCTTGGCGTTAGCATCTGCCTTGGCTCGTAATTTGGCAATCCCGCTTGCTAACTCTAACGTGCTTGAAGACCAATTAGCCGCCCGGGCGGTGAAAGATTTAGCAAGAGCGAAATCTATTGACGCTTTGAGTTCATTTCCAGAACCCCGACCGCGGGGATCATGGGCAAACTCTCGAAATGGACTTAAATAATGCCAAGAGTCCAACCACTAACTCCGTCTATGAATACGGGGGAACTTACCCCTCGTCTTGCGTCTAGAGTTGATTTCAATAAATACCCTAGTGGCCTAGAAACAATGGAAAACCTTATCCCTCTACCCGAGGGAGGGGCCATGCGTCGGGCCGGATCGCGCTATATCTCAGCTACTAAAACCGGCGCAACAATAAAATCCCGTCTTAAAAAGTTCGAGTTTTCTACAACCCAGAACTATATTATCGAGATGGGCAATAACTACATGAGATTTTTTCGGAACCAAGGTCAAATCACTGTTCCGAATATTACAGCTTCGATAACTAACGGGGCGTTTACTTCAAATATCACGAATTGGAGCGATAATTCTGGCGGAGGTTCTTCTATCTCCCACGACTCTACCAATCAGCGTTTGAGTTTAAATTCCAATGGGTCAACTAACGCTCATGCCGAACAAACGGTAACAAACTCGTCCGCTCTTGAACACGTTTTACAATTTCAAGTTATCGGGGCGCCGGGGGACTATGCGCTGTTTAGAGTAGGAACCTCCAGTTCGGGCACCCAAATAGTTGACGATTTTATTGCTGAAGTCGGGTATCACTGTTATTCATTCACAGCGACGGCGGCCAACTTTTATGTTCAGTTTATAAATGAACTTGGAAAAACAGTTCAAATAGATAACGTTGCGCTACTGGATAACGCCCCCGTCGAATTAAATACGCCTTACGCCGAAGCTGACTTATACCAAATAGAAGGTCCGCAATCTGCTGATATCTTATATATGTTCCATGAAACGTACCCGACTTATCGTCTTGAAAGGCGCGGGCATACCACATGGTCATTAGTGGAAGTCCCATGGCAAGACGGGCCTTGGTTACCTAAGAATAATACCTCTACTACATTAACCGCATCCGCCGCCACTGGATTAGGGATAACAATAACCGCCTCATCAACTACGGGCATTAATGATGGGCGCGGGTTTCTATCGACTGATGTGGGGAGATCGATTCGATTAACTGATAACTCAACGACCAATTGGGGATGGGGGGTGATCACGGCTGTTGGAGGGACAACCAGTGTTACTGTTGATGTGGAGAGAACCTTTTCGGTCACTACCGCAGAAACCGAATGGCGTTTAGGCGCTTGGTCTGGTACTACTGGTTACCCTTCAACGGGCGCCTTTTTCGAGCAAAGGTTATACGCCGCTGGAAACACGGATCAACCCCAAACATTTTGGGCTTCGCAGACGGGGGATTTTGAGAACCATTCGCCGGATAGTGATCCGACTGCCGGAACGTTTGACGGTACGGTACAAGATGATGACGCATTAGATTTTACTATATCAGCCGATAACGTAAATGCTATCCGATGGATGTCAGCCGGTGAAGATACTTTATCTATTGGAACTACTGGTGGTGAATGGGTTCCGTCTTCTACAGGGGCGGTTATCACACCTTCTGATATTACGGTTCGCCGACAGACAACTCACGGCTCGGCGCAAATAGCCCCGGTTCGGGTTGATAATATTGTGCTATTCGCCCAACGGGCAAAACGTAAAATTCGAGAATTTGGGTTTACGTTTGAAACGGATGGGTACCGCGCGTTTGATATGACTCGTTTAGCCCAACATATTACATTAGGCGGGATCGTAGAAATGGATCACGCGGAAGAACCTGATTCCCAAGTGTGGGTTGTGCGAGAAGACGGACAATTACCCGCTATGACATTTAGACGACAAGAAGATGTTGTCGGATGGGCGAGACACATCATAGGGGGATCGTTTGGCAGTGGGGATGCTGTTGTCGAAAGTGTAGCTGTAATTCCGGGCGCAAACGGATCAGGACAAACCCACGATTCGACGAATAGAGATGAAGTTTGGATACAGGTAAAGAGAACCATCAATTCGAATACGGTTCGTTATATAGAAATGTTTGAACGAGATTACGAAAATGGGCAAGATGCTAAAGACGCGATTTACAGTGATTCGTGTATTACCTATAGTGGAGCATCAGTAACAACTATCACCGGCCTCACCCACTTGGAAGGTGAAACTGTTAAGGTATGGGCGGATGGAGCAATTCTGGCCGATAAAGTTGTATCAAGCGGGAGTATTACGCTGGATATAGCTGTAACTAAAGCGCAAATCGGACTAGGGTACGCCCATAAAATAAAAACTTTAAAAATAGCAGACGGGAATCGGGCGGGAACGGCAGTCGGAAAAACAAAACGAATAAACGGGGTTACCTTTGTTCTTTTATATAGTCATACTATAGAATACGGCCCCTCTTCAACAAACTTAACAAAAAACGATTTTAGAGAAGTCTCGGATGAAATGGATTCTATGGTGCCCTTATTTACCGGGGAGTTGTTCGTAGAATTTGATGGGAATTGGGGATCAGACCCTAGAATCCATATAGAAAGTGATGACCCGGCTCCTTTTACGCTTTTGGCTATCGCGCCGGAAGTAAAGATTAACGCTTTAAAATAAACCTTTAAAACTGTACAATATGAAAAGATATATTGATTGGCCTGATCGTCTATTAGACTTTATTTCAAAACGAGATCGAACAGGTTTATCTTGGGGCGAATCGGATTGTTGTTTATTTGCTTGCGACGCAATCCAAGCTATGAATGGGTCCGATCCCGGGTACTGGTTTAGAGGAAAATACAATACAAGAAAAGAGGCGTTTAAATTGTTAAAGCGTTTTGGCGGAGGTGGGCTAACAGAAACAACAGAACGGATAATGGGAGAAATGCATTACCCCGAAATAAAGTCGATTAAAGCAAATTCCGGGGATATGGTATTGATAGATGTAGAAAACGTACATCCTGATGCACACGGTTTAACTGCGGCAATTATGGCGTGTCCTAATGTTGCAATAGCCCAAGGTAAGGAGACTTTAGTGTATATTAATAACCCAGATATAAAGAGAGCGTGGGCGATATGATGTTTCCAAAAGAAGTTTTAAACTGGCCGGTCGTTACAGGATGCCAGAGAATTTCCGAAGGCTGTAATAGTTGCCCGTCTTACTGGGAATATTTTGACGAAGAAAAAGATTACAGCCCTAAAATACACACAGACGTTTTATGGGAACCATTAATGAATCCCGAACCTTCTGTTTACGAAGTTGCTTTTGGTTCCGATCTATTTCATAACGACGTTCCTTTAGAATTTCAAAGAAAAGTTTTTGAAGTAATGAACAAAGCCGATTGGCATACTTTTTCAGTCGGAACAAAAAGAATTGCAAGAACGGCTCTAATTCATTTTAATTTTAAGTGGACAAAAAATATACAACTTACTGTCGGTGTCGAATCAGGTCATTACGTTTGGAGGATTGGTATTTTAAGAGGGATACCCGCAAAAAAGAAGGCGGTATCAATCGTCCCGATTCTTGGGCCGTTTGATAGACATATCGATTTTAGTGGTATAGATGTAGTAGGTGTGGCCCCCGAAACATGGGGGTACAAACGTCCGTATGATCTTCAATGGATAGAAAACATAAAACGGAATTGTTTAGAACAAGAAATTACAATGTCCGAAAATACTATATTATATTCACACGAAGGTAATAAATCTCATGCTGTTAGATGAATTTGATGTAGATCAACTCTTTAGAAAAAAATGTCATTGTTTTGGAGCCGCTTTTACAGGTACGGCTTTAGCCGCTGGAGCCGGAGCAACCGCCGCCAATATCGCGTTAGCCGGGACGATTATTTCTACGGTCGGGATGATCCAGCAAGGGCAAGCCCAAGCGGGTCAAGCAAAATTTCAAGCTGGTGTTGCAAGAAATAATGCTGTTATCGCCCAACAACAAGCGACCCGAGCGACACAACAAGCTAATATCGATAAACAAGATTTTCTACGAAACCAAAGTGATTTACTATCGTCCCGTAGAGCCTTAATGGGAGGCGTCGGCGTTTCAGCGGGAGCCGGGTCACCTTTAGCTGTCTCCTCCGATTTTGCGGGAGAAACCGCGTTAAATGCGTTGCGTATCCAAAATCAGGGAGAAGTAGAGGCTAATCGATTACAACAAACTGTAATGAATCAACAAGCGCAAGCAGGGCTTTTTGGAGCGCAAGCCCGTCAAGCGCAAACAGGATCGTACTTCAGAGCAGGGGGAACTTTGCTTAGTGGAGTGGGAAAAGCGGCTGGGGGGTTTAAATCGCCATCATCCCCAAAGGTTAGTACACACTATTCGTCACCACCAATTGCGGGTTTTGATTATTTTTAAAGGATTTTAAAATGCCAGTTCAATTACCAAGAAGAAGAGAAGTAAGAGGAAATAGAAAGTACGCACAGCCGATAACGCGAAGAAACATTCAAGCGGTGCAGGGACAACGCGACCCCGGAGCGCAAGGAGGCCCGAACGCTGGTGCAACTCCACTTGCGTTTGGAGACGGATCGGGGTTGGTTGACGCGGGGGGACAACTGCAACAGTTGGGCGCTCAATGGCAAAAAGAAGCCGCCGTAGAACAGGCTCGAAGGGACGCTTTACTATTAGAAAGAGTGATTTTAGATACTACGAGACAATTAAAACAGTTGCAAGCATCCCCGCCTACCCGTACAGGAAGATTAAATAAACAAAATTTTTTAGGCGGCATAAATAAAAACAACCCAGATGTGGGGGGTTATAAAGGACCAATGGTAGACGGAAACATCCCAGAAAAAAATATGACAGCGGGGGGTCTACCTTGGAACAAGTAATATTTGGGAGTAAATTATGACTGAAATTGATAAGGAAAGACAGATAAATACCGCAGAATGGTATCTAGACCCTAACGAAGTTGAATCCAAAGTGAGTGAAATGTCTGCGTTAGTTGATGAGACAGTCGCGAAATACCCTAATTTGCCGGGGTTAAAAAATAGATTAGACGAACAATTATATGAAAGTTCAGCGGCATTACGACTTACGGCTCAAGAAGAAACCCAGAAATTAGTAGAAGACCAAGTTACTGGAAAACTGCAACAAATTGCAGGCCACGCTGGGTATCACGGGAAATTTCAAGAAGTTTATTTAGGGATGGCGAATACTATAGCCCCGTTTGCTACTGCATTAGGAGGGCCAAACGCAACCCGGGATTTACTAACGAAAAATTTTGATAGCTATTTTAAAACCCACTATAAGACTATATCCAATTTTCCTAACCCAACAAACGTAGAGTTACTACAATCTGCAATACTTAATGCAGATATGCAAAGTATTATATCGCCCGAAACAATGGCCGGGGCTATAACAACTCATAAGCAGATGATAGAGGCTTTAAGGACAAAAGGCGATCCATCAGAGTATGCCAAACGACAAAAAGCGCTACAATTCGCGGATAAATATAGAAAAGA